CCCCATGTCCCTACACCCCAACCAGTACCGTTGGGGGTTTCAGCAGACACGCCTGTGAGGGTAGTATTGGACTTAGCTCGGACGACTGCAGTGCCAATGGCACCTGTGCTAGTTACGCCTGTGAGGGTAGTGTCGGCACCAAAGTCAAACTGACAGTTGCTAACCGAGGAGCCCCACGCTCCCCTACCCCACGTCCCTATACCCCAGCCGAGACCGTTGGAGGTTTCAGCGGATACACCCGTAATGCTTACGGATACGTCCGCCATGGACGTTTACTTACTTCACGCCATTGCGGGCAAACGCGGTCAGCGAAGCGTCACCAACGACGACGTGGGTTTTGTAGCCAGTAAGCATGTCTTTTCTCCTCAGAGCCAAGCGTCATTTTACAGCTACTGCGTCTTCCCACGCCTTGACCAACAAGCGATGCTTTCTACTACAATCCGCATATTTTGCAATCATATCCCCTTCCCAAAGCGCCCTCTCAGGGTCAAGCAGTGTCAACGGCGGGGTTTGGAGTGTCGGGCACTTCGACGCTAGGTTCACCGGAGGACGCGGCATTGGCGTCACGGACACCGCTTTCGAGCAGCTTACGCACAGCATCAGGAGCGGAACAATCAGGAGGAACGGTAGGAACCGTTTTGTATACCTCACGAATGGTGTTGATGCGCTCAGTTGTCGTGACATTAGCTTTGTCACGCTCATCTTCGTATGCTTGAGAAACGTCATCTACCACCTCTTGCTTTTTGACGCGCTGCTTCTCAGCCTTTTCCATAGCCTTTGCGTACGCTGCGTCACACTGCCAATCGCGGACTTTGTACCCTGCGGCTGCGCCGAAGATAAGAGCGCCCGCCGCTGCGTATATCATAATGGGGTTAGGGATCATGCCATCCACTCAGCAAACTTCTTTGTCTTCGCCATACGGTCATCAAGGCCATGGGTGCCACCATTGATGCGCTTGGTCAGCGCAAGGATAGCAGCATCGTTGATACCTTGGTCGCAGATGCCCCAGAGCTTGTTCTTATCAAAGAACCACAAGGCGCTCTCAAAGCAGAGTTCGGTAGCCACCAGATCAGGGTTCGTCAGCACGTCCGGGCGCTTGATGTAATCTGAGAACGCTTGGTAGTTCAGCCTACCCGTCAGTTGTAGCGCGCCGCGCCCACGGTACTTCCAACCATCTCCCGACCACTCATCATCGTTACCCATGCGGCTGGCGTAGACGCGGTTAGCAATCTTCTGCGGCTGACGCTCATACATCTTAGCCATAGCGTCCGTGGGGAAGTACTTGCCGAAGATACCGCGCAAGCCCTTCGCGCCGTAGTTCAGGTTCTCGCTGAACGCCGTGAAGTTACCGCTCTCATGCGCCGTCTGGGCAAAGAAGTGAGCAGCGCGGTTGGGCGATAGCTTATAGTAGGCAGCAGCAGCCTTAAGCGTACCGGGGCCGAACGCGCCGTCGGCGGTGACGCCGATCTTCTGCTGTAGGTTTACGAGGCTCATTTGCTTTTGTTCCATAGATCAAACAGCGTCTTGATCTTCTCCTCAACCACTGCAAGGCGCACGTCCATCTTGGCGAGAATAATCACCAGCGAGATGAACGCCAGAACCAACGGCCAAAGTTGACCGATTAGTTCAACGGTGGAGAGGTTACCCATCGCTACGCCCCCGGATTGCGCCAGTCAGGAAAATCAGCTTCATCAACCACGCCGTCGCCGTTGGCATCATAACGCAGGTCGTTGCGGTACTTCTCCCACGGAGCCATGCCATCGTCGTCAACCACGGGGGCGACAGGCTCAACCGGAGCGGGCTCTTCTGGCTTCTTATCACGCGCATTGGCGTTGAGGCTCAGACCACCCAGCAGGCCGACGAACGCGCCGATAACCATGTTGAACGCGGGGCCGACGATCTCGAAGACCTTGTCGCTATCTACCAGATGATCTGGAGCAAACAGGCCAATGACCAGCGCAGCCACGACGACCAACACAACGCAGGCCAAGGTGACGACCGCCGTACGGATCGTAAACTCAACCGTGTCCTCGATGCCGTCGCGGCTGCTCTCAAAGCGGTCCCAGAAGCTCACATCAACTAATCCGAATGATTGCGTTTGTGGCATCAAATGCCGGGAAGATGATAGTAAAGTCACCTGCCGTCGAGGTCTTATCTGAGCCGAAGTCCAGCACACATACCGCAGCGTTGGTCAGCGTGGTGTTTGCGTTAGAGTTAGCTGACGGCGTGGTATTATAGATCAGCGCACCGCGCGCCGTGACGGTCGCGTTGGTAAAGGTCAAGTCCGCAAAGTCGGTGAAGCCAGTACCCGCCGAAGCAGATGTATTGGTCGTGCCCACACCGGAACGCGTCAGTGTACCGCCGCCAGCGGTGTAGTTGGTGCCCGTCACTTCGTTTGTGGCCGAATACGCGGTAGTGTTCGCGTCAATCGTAGCCGTCGAGGTGTACATGGCAAACTTGAACGTATCGCCACCGGTAACGCGGAAGTCGTGTACGGCCAGCATAAGCTCGGCCTTGAAGCTGTTGCACATAGCTTGCGTAATTGCCATTTGAAGTCTCCTTACATGTCGAGGATCGGGATCAGCTCTGGATGACCCGCTTGTTTAAACTTGCTTACCAGAGTCACGTTATGCGACCGCACCGCTTCGTGCATATAATACACAAGCACCTGCCGGATGTTGTTTCTGAAGGCTTCGGCTTGGTCACGAATAGCCGGGTGCGACTGCGCTCCGACATAGATAATCTTGTCCAGCGCGCGTTCAGCAATCTCTTCGGGCGTGAAACCACGTCCCTCCGTCGTCTTCACCATGACACTACCGATATCGCCGCCTGCGGGTGTGCTAATCATAGGTTACCTCACTGGGTAGCGGACTTGACCGCTACGATACATATCCTGCCGGTTCTTGCCCTCGCCAAGCTGCTTGAGCATCGCCATCGCTTCGTCGTACCGCTTCTGGTACCCGGTTATAACATCCTGCTCGCCCTTCATAAAGGTATAAGCTTCGAGCAGGGAGCCGTAGAGCAATACGCTATCGAAGTTGTCTCCAATCCACGACGTACCCGCTGTTACAATGGACGGTGGGTAGTAGAAATAGTGAAGCTCAACCGCGTAGTTTGCGTCGGGCGTGGGGCCGAGGATGTAGGAGTTCTCGTCGAAGTAGGAGTAGTGTGTCGGGATACCGGTGCTGGACGAATTCGGGAACGACTCACGGATGAAGTTTACATCCTTGTTCAGCAGATAGCTGTAGTTTCCACTGGCATCAATCACAGCCAACGAGAAGTTGGCCAGCCAGTCGGACGGCACCGAAAGGTATTTGTTTCCCGTTGTGACGGTACCGGTTACGTTTCTACGTAGGTCCAGAAGCTGGACCATGTTGTAGATGCGCTGCTCAGCCTGCTGGATGAACGTGTTAATCTGCTCGGTAGATGTCAGCGTCACGGTCCCCGTACCAGCGGAGTCCGTCCACGAGGTGTTGGGGAAGTCGTTTTCGACGTACCCCTTAATGGTCTCGAACAGAGTAGCGTAGTTCATCAGCCCATCTTCGTGCTGCTGCTGTTACCCCGAGTGGTATTCTTAGTACCACGGGTACGCAGCGTTTGAGTGTTAGGGATGTTGTTTGGGTAACCGTTGTTACCGAGATTGATATCGGTACCACCGGTCATCGTGTGTGGAGCGGCGTAAACGCTGGCAGGGCCAACCTCATTGCCCATCTTCTTCATGCTGAACTTAGCCATCTCAGTTCCCCGTCGTTACCGTCACAGTGCCTACCTGACCTTGCCCTAATAGCGTATTTGGGAGATCAGGCAAAGCCAAAGGATTATTCAGCCCTACAGGACCCCAGCCCCACTGGATCACACGGCTACCATCACTGGGGCCACCAAAGGCTAGTTGGTTACTCGGTGGCACTTCACCTTGAGTCTTTATCTTAAGCCCGGTCATACCCGCCTGCCGGTAGCTGACGTCGGGGCGCGGGTTGCGCAGCGCTTGAGGGTCATTAACCGGATACATGCCCAGCTGCAACTGAGGTTGGTCAGCTTCCCAGCACGTCGGACACACAAGGATATTGACGGTCTTGGTCTTGATGGTGAGGCTCTTAAGCTGCTTGAGCTTATAACGAAAGCCACAACGGTCACACTCCGCAATGGCCTTCTTACCGGAGGCAAACGGATTGGGCATCGTACCTCCTACTTAACTACCGAAGCCGTCTTCATCGACGCCCGGATATCTCTGAGTTTTTGCCCTATCTCCATACGCCGGTTATGAACCTCGTCAGGTAGGGGGTTATAGTGACCCGCATATTTCCTACCGTCTGCCGACATAAGTGGATACTGGAGCGCTAACTCTACTTGCTCCTTCTTCACTACCACATAAGGAGCTATGGCTTCAAGGAACGCTATCGCATCTTTGCTACGTACGCGCCACATGTAGCACACAGAGTTGTTCATGTGTTGCCGCCGGTTCGGGGTTATCGCCGCTATACTACCGCCAAAATACTCCTTGAACAGGTTCAGACACGGAGTAGATGTCTGAGTAACGGACGCGGTTAGCAGGTTACGTACTCCACGCCGGGTGTTTTTATTCTTGGCTATTTCAATAAAAACAGAGCCTTCGCCGTCGAAAAACCCCGCAGCCCATGCCAAGAACAGTGGGCCGTGAGACATAATCTAGTAGAACATTTGGCGCGGAGCAATCCGCAGAGGAGCCTTCTCCCGGTCTTCGTCAGCAGCCTGCTGCCAAGCTTCGTCGTACATCTGCTTCAGCATCCCGGCGCGGTCCATAGCGTTCGGGATTTTTAGCGATAGGTAGTACGCCAACCCAGCTACCATGCACGGCAAGAAGCGGAACGGGATGTCCTGCGTGTTGATACCGTTACCGGCATCCTGAATACGACGCAGTCGGTAGTAGAAAAAGGTGTAGTAGTTGCTCTGATCCGGGGCGGGCCACACATTGATCTGCGGATAAGCAACTCCCGTGGTCGGGTAGTTTGCGCCTGACTGGCGGTTGATCCACACCTGAATAGGACGCCCTTGCGCGTTCTTGTTCGGGATCGTGATGTAGGTATCAGCGCTGATACGGTTGATGTTGATATCAAGCTGGTTCGAGGTTGCACCTGCGTTAGTACGGATAACTTGTTCCAGCAGGTCAATCGTATCGGCAGGGAGATCGTAGACGATCTGCCCCTGAACCATGGGGATCGAGCCTTGCTCGATGGTCCACAGGTTGATGCCACGGTTGGCCCACTCAATGGTAAGTAGGTTGAGGCTACGCCGCGCCGTGCGCAGGTCGTAGCCCGTCCGAAGCTCAGCACCACAGCGCTCAAACGCCTCTTCAACAAGGTCGTTGAGGTTTAGATTGAACGTCGTGGTACCGGTCGTGGTCATTTCTGTCTCCGCACTGCCTGTACGCGCTTAGGCGCACCGGGAGGCTGCCCCAACCGCTTTTTCTGAGCGATACGCGTCTTCTTCTCCGTGGGAGTTATCTCCGACGACGTCTTGGGGGTCTTATCAGAAATACGCTTGCTGGGTCTACAGTAAGGTGTGCCGCGCTTCTCACCCGGCTGTCGCCCGCAGGCTTTACCTGTACGGACGTCCTTCCAGTCCTCTTGGAACCAGCGCTTGAGCGAAGCGCCTTTCTCGGTCTTACGAACTGCCACCTTTGTTACCCCAGTTCTTGGCACCGACCTTACGGCACTTGGAGATAGCACCCGAGGCATAGGCGGAAGGGAAGACTTTGTATCGCGCCTT